GTATAAGCAGTACCAGAGAATGCAGAAATAATCTCGTCGTCAGTTGCACGACCGAGTGCCCAAGCTGCATTCTGAGCATAGCTGTTTTCAGGGTCGGTAAGCATTTTCAGCTTATCTTCCTTGTCAACCAGGTCTGCCCATTCAAAGTCATAGAGAGATACCCTACGTCTCCTGTGGTCTGACTTAACCAACGGCGTATCTGAGTTACGGGTAGTCTTCTTCACTGCTGCTGTAGAAGCCAGCTGGTCATAGTAAGCTTCCTCTCCTACTATTCCCGTTTCAAGCCTTACACAGTTCATTAGCTTGGAGCCCTTAGCCTGTGACAGCATCGCCACATTAGAGCCGAACTGTTTTACCATCGCTGTGGTTATATTACCCATTGTAAAACCTCCTGTTGTACTGCGTTGATACAATACTCCGCCAGATTATCTACTCTTTACAGAGAGGTCTATTGGAACCTTTTGTTTTGGGCTCCCAATGGGAGTTATCCATTGTATTACTGACTAACCTGAAGCTTATTCTTTTGCTTTCTCAGGATTAGCCATTGCGAATAGGTCTTCCATTCGCTTTACTGCCAGATTATGTTCAGGATGCATCTTATCCCAATAAGGATGCTTCTTCTCACCTTGAATCTTGAGTATCTCAGCATTTGCCTCATCAGGAGACATAGTGAGTTCACCACCTTTTCCCGTGATACCATCCTCAGCCATGCTCTCACCTATCTTCGATAACATCTTGATGAATCTGGGGTCATTACCTAAACCTTCTTCTAGAGCTGCTTTCTCTTCAGGACTAGCAAATTCTGCAACTACCTTCTTAGCTAATCCTACTCTATTCTCATAATCTTTACCGAAGGTCTGTCTCAGCTGAGTCTCTGCTTCAGCTCTAGCTTTACTTCTACCTACCATGAATGTATTATATTCAGCTGTCTGATTTCCCATATACCACTGAAATAATGCATTCGTCTGTGAAGGTAAGAGTCTAGCCTTATGAGCTATTGCTTTGAACTCTTTGATTCTTTCTGCTTTCATCATATCCTTGGGAAAGCCTTCAGGATATTTCACATCAGGTAGTTTATACTCATCAGGAGTCTTAGGTCTACCTAACCTGTCTGCAATCAAATCAAGTGCTTGTGTATCATTCTCATCTTTCGGGACAGGGAGTTTCTCTCTGCCGATAAGTGGCTGAACTGCTACGTACGCTTTAATTGCTTCTTCAGGAGTCTTGAAAGATTCTAGACTTGGATGATTCTTTATACTAACATCTAGCTTCTCTTTCCAATCTCCAGCTGCTGGTGCTGCACCTTTACCTGCTGCTCCACCTTCACCAACTGCTGCTGCTCCTTCTTCTCCAGCACCTTCACCACCAGCTCCTTCTCCTGCACCAGCATCTCCAGTACCACCTTCAGCAAAACTCATACCGAATGCGGGACTAAGATTTGCCCCTTTGAGGAATCCTAGTTTGTCCTCGAACATTTTCATTACCCCCTTTTCCCTTCTACTGTATGATACTTGTGGTACAGATAACCACGATATGCACTCTCAGCATCTGTTTTAGTATCATACTTTGCTTTACCTTTTCCCATTCTCCATTTCTTACCAACCTTCTTAACTGGCATCTCTTTCCTCCAAAGCTTTCAAGTCTCTCTTCATAAGATTTTGAATATACAGAAAAACTGTTCTCTGTCCTTCATTATAAGACATATCATAAGGAAGAGAGGAGAAAGTAGTCTTATCCTGAAAAGAATATTTCTTTGTCAAGTCAGCAAGTACCTTCTGTCCATGCTCAGAAGCAAAAGTTCTGATATAAGCTTGTTGAAGGTCCTTGAGTTCTTGGAGATTACTCTGTTCACCCATTACTTACCTCCTTCAGTAGGTCTGTTTGCATCTTTCATAGTCTTAAGTGCTTGAGCTCCAGTATTTGCAGCTTGTGCTCCCTGCATCATCATAGCCATTTGTAATTGACCCTTCTGCATCTCAGCTCTTGCTTCTCTTATCTTCTTAACTTCATTACTATCAAGAATCAAGTCAGGAGCTACTCCATATAAGTCAGCAATATCATCAACTAACTTATCTCCATCAATCTTATCAAGGACTGTAGGAATACCTTGAGCTATTCCACTGATAACTGTTATAGCATTTGAAATAGACTTCATCTCTTCTAGTCTTTGAGCTCTGGCCAAAGGTGAAGTATACTCAATCACATAACCTTTATTAGATAGGTCTCCAGGAGGAGGTGGAATGATTCCTTTTCTCAGAAGAATAGAGAATGAACGTCCGATGATTGGGTCTAAGAGTTCTGACATAAGTCTACCAAGAGTAGGAGCCAGTATTAACATCTTCTCTTCTACTCTCTGCATTACTTCAGTAGCAGTCATATTCTTCTGGTCAGCCAGGACTAAGAATAAATCAACGAAGAAATTCCGTTTGATTATATCTCTCCTTACATTTTCCATTTCCATACCAACTGGAACATTACCATGAGTCACTAGAGGTTCTACTTTCTCAATATTACCTAAAGCAGAATTGAGTTTGAAGTTCAAAGCTGCAGGCCCTAACTTTATAGGTAATAGATAACCATCATGAGGAAGCATTAGCGGGGGGTCCACAATCTTCTGCGCTGCACGTATGATAGTATAGCTCATTTGATTTAACATTTTAATGTCAGCATAACTAACCATTGCAGGGGAAGTACCGTAGACCTCTCCACTATTCTTATTGAATCTAGGTACGAAGAATGGGAACTCTTGATAGCCAGATTCACTAATCTTGTGTTTCTGAGTTATTTCCCAGTAAGTTGAACTCCAGGGCATATTCTTCGAATTCTTCTTCTGAGGATTATAAACATATCTAGGTTCAACTACATGAACAAAATCTATCTTCTTATCATAATCTTTAGCTTCAATAGCTTTTGATACTAACTGTCCAGCTTTATCTCCCCACCTATTCCAAGCTTGAATAGCGGTCATCATAAACTTCCGATAAATAGTATCAACTCTTTCTCTATCATCTTCAGCAATGAATATTTCACCAATAGGTCTACAATAGAATCTAAGAATATCTTTTTCATCTTCCTCTTCATAAAGACAAGAAGTACCGAATACACTCAAATCCAGATATACTTCATGTATCTGTTGTGGGAAGTTAGAACCATTGAGTATAGAATAAATCTTATTCTCAGCAACTACTAACCATTCCTTGACTGCTTTTGATTGCATTAACTCTGTATCTTGAAGTCTGAGTGAGAACCACTTAGAAGCAGGATTAGTAAGATATGAATGTAATCCAGCAGCCAAGACTAGAGCAGATTGCATTGCTGTAGAATCATAGACATCAGCATCGAACTTCTCACCAGGAGTTCTAGTTCTTGTGACATAAGCTTTACGTGGAAGACAATAGTGAGCTACATCTTGCCAGGTGTTAGATACATTGCTTCGGTCAGTCTGCAGACTCTCCAGTCTCTTTAATGTTCTTTCACCTTGAGTTGACATATTTATGCTCCTAGCAATGTTTTCTTAGCTGTTGATGCTTCATCTGTTAATCCAGAAGGTGAAGTGAGAATAGATTGTTTAGCACCTTTCTGATTACTCCTGCGAGCTAAATCTTCTTTTGTTGCTACTGCTGCTGCTTGAGCTGCTGCCTGTTGAGCTGCGGCAGATTCACCAGGTACTTCTAATCCAGGAGCAGGTTGTGCTTCAGGTACATCAGGTTGATTAGCAGCTGATATAGCTGTAGTAGCAATACCTCCTGCCATAGCAGCTATTGAAGCGATGATGATTGCTGTTTCTATTCCCATGTTAAATCTCCTTCTCTTTAGACTTCTTTAAGATTATGAATCTTCCCATTGCTGAGTCTACTTCTCTTAATGTCTTGAACCCTAATCTTTTTGAGATTATTGTAGCTCCTCTGTTTTCTACTCTATGCATAGTGAAAAGATGAGGTGATAATTCAGTAAGAGCATATTCTATCACTATCTTTCCAGCTTGATATGAATAATCCTTAGTAGGTGAGGTGGAGATGACTGCATGGGCCAATGTCTCATCTCTGTAGGCGTCCAGAGAATAACCCAAGTTAGGAACATAAGTAAGATATATCACTCCACCTCTCACAAGTAAGTTTTTCTCTATCACATTCCAGAACATTACTCCATATTGATGAACTATCTCTTTCATCTTATCTAACTCTAAAGTGTTGTACTTATACTTTGAAGCTAACTCAAAGAGATAATCAAAATCTTCTTCTCTATCAAAAGGTCTGAGTACTAAGTTCTCAGTATTCAATGTAGGTGCATCTACATATACTCTCATCATAGTTCTGCTTCCCTCGGTAGATTCTTTTGTATGGTACGACTAACAGGTGGTCGAGCAATCTGGTCTTGCATTGCCAGAGCATCAATCAAATCCACATAAAGAGATTTGAATCCATCTGCAGTAACACCAAGTAGTTCATTTTCCATCTCACCTAACCATGGAGCTTGTTCTGGGAACCAGATTTGTTTAGACCTGAATCTTGGACCTAACATCTTAACCCTGTCTAATTTACTTCCTACCTTTGCATGTTCAATTTCTACAATATCAAAGAAGCAATTCTCTTTGGTCATTCTTTGTTTGATGAAAGGAGCCATTATCTGTTGATACATTCCTTTCTCTATTCCAACTACTAAAGGAACATTGTAACCTTTATACAATCTTACTTTATCAAAGAGAATATCTAAGAGTTCAGAAGCATCCCATCTCCCGTAGGGAACATCAGCAATGAACCAAAGATTATCAGGATTGCATCCATTGATGACTATAGCTCTATAGCATGATGTCTTCTCTCTTGAAGTAGCAGGGTCAATAGTCATGAAGATGTTACAGGTAGGAAGTATCTTATGGATAGTGAGACCTGAATACCATTGTATGTCAGCCCGATGAATAAGACGAGATTCTTCTGCAGATGCTTCACACATCTTCTCTCTCATCCAGATATCTATCTTACCCATTTGACGATAAGCTTCTTTTTCTTGAAGAATAACTTCCATTGTTCTCTTGGTAGGCCAGAAAGGAAGATTAGAAGCTACATCATACTCAGGTACCTTTGAAGTTCTAAATCCTAACTGCTTTGCATTGGTAACAACTCTTTCTAAGATACAAGCTTCACCAAGATTGTTACCGATTAAGAATATTCTTGATTTACTTCCTAAGAACATAACATCAGATAAGAACCATTCCCAATCATTTTCTAATGTTACTTCTGACTTTACGTCTTCTAAGTCCTGTGGGTCATCTATGATAACTATCTTAGGTCTTCTATCTCTGTTAGCAAGACCACGAATGGAAGCTCCTTTACCATAAGCTTCTATTCTTACATTCATGATGTTACCATCAGAATCTTTTACATCTACAGAGAATACTTCTGTGGATTGTTGTTCAACTCTTACGAGTGAAGCAGAGATAAGGGGATTGGATAAAAACTCATTTTCTATTTCTTTAAGTTTATTCTGAGCTAAGGTGGAATTGTTTTTGATTAAGACAATGTAATCTCTTTTCACATTAGGGAATGTTAAAGCATAAAGAGGAAAGGCTCTTAGAGCATATTGACCTTTGGCAGATTCACGGTAACCTTCTATTGCTTCTGAAGTGTTACTGTTCAAGAGAGAATCTGACCAGAGATAATGGAATGGAGCTGATTCAACTTCATCTGGTCCCACGTCAAGAAGAATCTTACGGTAATTGATTAAGTTCTTCTGTGCCTTTGTATACATGTTGACTACATCAGCATCTGTGTAGACTTCAGTCTCTGTTTGATTTACTGGGTTCATTTAAGTTCATCTCTCAATAGTGTGGTCCAGTGGATACCATGTCGTTTCATATCTTCTTTTAACTTTTCATATCTACCTAACTCATTGTTGATTAACATATCAGTGATATACATCAATTCTTTTATTTCAATCTTCTGTATACCATCTTTTTTCATTTGACAGGAAAGGCCCTCTTCTAATAATCTTTCTTCTTCAGAGGTCATTCCTAATGGGTCAAAGACTTTCTTCAAAGCAAATTTATTCAGACAGGAGATAGTAGGAATAAGATGTTTGTTAGGTTTGATTATAACTTGAGATGTTTTCAAAAGCTTCTCTTGAGATGTTTTAGGATTATTCATTTTATTTTGCCTCTTTACTTTTCTGAATAGCCTCAAAGAGTTTACCTTTGAATGTAACTTCTCCCCCATGGATGACTTTTGATTCATCATTGAATCCATGATTATTTTTCAAATCGAAGATGATACCTGTTGGATGAGGAGTATCATTGAGTCTTTCAGTCTTTTGAGATAACACCTTTTCTTTCATATCAGAGATGACATTACCAAAGCGTTCTCTCTTTTCCCATCTTAAGAGTTGAACTCTACTGACGCCCATAAAAGAAGCAAGTCTTTCTATTGTCATAGGGACTTGCTTTTCTTTACAGTATTCATTGAATACATTCCAACGGTATATTACTTCAGTCTCAGTCTTTGGGACTTTGACATTGAACATGAACTTCATGTATTTTGAATCAATGCCGTATTTGAACTTATCTTCTTTATCAGGATTGTTTAGTTTATGCTGGAATTCTTTGATGACTTCCTTCTCTGTATCATTCAATATCAACTTCTTCCTCCTAGCAACTTTTCTATACTTATCTTTAGCAGGATCTCTGAATTGATATTGCTTCTTCATATTAACTCCTTCTCATTCATCTCGATGATAGGATTTCTAACAACTGATTTCTACCTGTAGCCGTAAGATTCATCTTTTACTATAATGGTCAGGTACACTGTCGGGGGTATCTCTAATGGCCCCCATCCCTTATTCAATCTATTCATATCTTCTCTTAGTATATTCATTTGCTATTTCCTTATCTTCTAAACAGATAGAACATTAGTATGAAGTAGATGATTCCTATTACTATTAGTATAAGCTCTTCCTATACACATACTTCTTCCCTTCTTTCAATTATCAATATACCATAAAGAATAGCCATTTGTAAACACATTTGTTTATTGTATATCAAATGAGATTCATAAGTCTAACAAATAGTATATGACTGGAAATAGTATATCGAGGATGAATAGTTTATAGTGAAATAGATTAGAGATAATGACCTGCTTTGCTAAGATAATATCTGTGATTGATATATAATTGAATAGAAAAAGCTTTTATAGAGATGAGTAGGAAGCTAGAACCTAGGACATTATCGTCGCAATCAGTATATGAAGTAGGTATAGTCATCGAGATAGATATCTGTAATAGTATTCTGTAATAGTATTCTGTAATAGTATTCTGTAATAGTATTCTGTAATAGTAAAAGCATTGAGATACAATAGAAGAATAGAATAGAAGAAGAATAGAATAGAAGAAGAATACAATAGAAGAAGAATACCATAGAAGAATTAGTATTAGTTATTGTAATTAGAAGAAGACATTATCTTAATTGAATAAGAAGAAGTAGAAGAGGTAGACATAGAAGAAGACATATATAGGTAATATAGAAATAGAATAAGAATAGAATTAGTTATATCAATAAGACATATTCAATTGTAATAGCTATTTCTAATACTATTTCTAATTCTAATAGATTATACTGTACTACTGCTCTAGCTTTTACTGCTTTAGCTTTTACTGCTCTAGTAGACCATTATATTTTAAGTATATAGTATATAGGGCCGAAGATTATATCAAAACAATAAGAAGTTAATTATTTCAATAGGATAAAAGGTGACAGATGAAATAGTCAAAATAATCATTTACAAATATACTATTCGTGATATACTAATAATTGTAATACAACTTAAATAAGAAAGGAGGTAAAAGATGACAAAAGCCGAAAAGAAATACATCATCAAAGTAATAGCAGAGGTAATTTTAGAAGAGGGAATAAACAAATACAATAATCCATTTTCTAAATTACAAGGCAAAGAGAAAGAAATCAAAAGTTATTTAGAAGACTTAGTTACTAATTAAAGTAGAAAGGAGAAACTAAATGAACAGCCACAAGAAATATACTCACACACTACATAATGATTCAAAAGAAACTCTGGTTCAGATTGATAAGAAGTTATTCAAGCTAGTAGAAATAAAAGAAACACTTGATGATATCAAAAAGCTACCTTTCAATAAGACTCCCCATGTAAGGCTCCTCAATCCAATCCAAGAAAGAACTCCACAAGAACAAATGATGAAGAGTAAGGTAGATGAATCAATACATCGTTTAGCTTCAACTATTCCTACCACAAGAAGAACTATCAATATACGCCAAGCCGCATTAGCTGGAATTGATTTACCTAAGGCTATTGCTGAATTGATGGAGAAGAAAGCTAATGCCAAAACAGACGCAGAAAAAAGGGCAATAAGAAAACAGCTCAGGAGATTAGACTACAAAAGATTCTTGAATAACACTGAAGACAAAGAATAAACTAATTAAAGAAGAAAGGAGAAATACAAATGAAGAAACCTACTATCAAATCTAAGGCCAAGAAAGAAATCAGCAAGAGTGAGAAGGTAAAGGAATTACTTAAGGACTATAACACACTGCCTAAGCATAATAACAGTAAAGCAAGACAGCTAAGGAGGAAACTACGACGTCTAGGTTATTACTTATCTAAACATCAGGGAGGTAAATAATAATGAAGCTACCTCGTCCTAAAGAAATAAAGAAGATATTCTATTCACCTCGAATGGATGATAAGGATTTAGAAGCATTACTCGAGTTCGGAATATCTTATTCACTTAACACACGAATCAGAGAGATATCAGATGTAGACCAAGACAAATTCTTCAATCAAGCGTTGAAACTAATGAGGAAGAAGAATTATTGTTCAGGGAAGATATTCTACATCATCAGACGGAAGATGAATCGATTCAAATTTGGATTTGAGAGCAGTAGAATATGCCGGACAGTAAAGAAAGGAGGAAAACGTTGAAAGGCATATCAGGGATGGACGAGGATGTATTTTCATTTACAAGTAACAGGAAAAGTCATAAAATGATAATTGAACCTAACAACAGAAACATTAAAGAAGGAAGGAGTAACAAAATGAAACAGAAGAAGAAAGTAACAACCGCACCAGCAGTGAAGGAGACAAAGAAAACGGAAGTCAGGGTTAAGACCACAACTACGAGATTCATCGATGTAGAGTTATTAAGGAAGATAGCTAAAGGAGATCCGAAAGTATCACAGTTCCTTCACACACTTGATGAACTACATCACAAGTACAGAGGGAAGCAGCATGACAAAGAAGCAATGAGTATAAGAAGGAAGTTAAGACGTAAGGGAGTATATCTTTCACACCTTGGACATCACGGTGGACTCCATGACTAACAGTAACATAATCTCAAAAGGAAAGGAGGTGAATCAAATGGCCAAAGCAATTCAAGAGTTAATCAAGCAGCTGGAGAAAATCAAAGACCGTAGTTCTTCTGAAGCCAGAACTATCAGAAAGAAACTAAGGGCTGAAGGTTATTCTCTGAGGAAGAAGTCAGATGTAAAGAAGGATGACGAATCTACCAAGAAGTCGAAGAAGTCAAAAAAGGTAGATGAGGATAGCGACGATGAGGACGATGACAAAGACGAGGATGAGGATTAAGTCTTTGTAAAACAAAAAAAGAAAACAAAAAAAAAGGGGAGAGGAGATAACATCAAATCTCCCTTTCACTAAATCAGAAAGGAATATCACATGCAAGAAATCACAGCTACAATCACTCCACACCAAATCAAGAAACTTAGTAAAGGTAAAGAAGTAAGGCTCAGAGTAGAAGGTGATGGTATTCTTCTGCTGAAGCCTAAAGCTATAACACTCAAGGAAGAGAACAATAAGTTGAAGCAGAAGATATATCAGCTTAGATATCAGCTGAGGAAAGGAAAGAAATGAGACAACTACAACCTGTTATAGACTTCTGGGTACCACAATTCAAGTGGCAACTCGTGGAATGGTTCCAAAGAAGATATCCTGCAGAATTATGGAATAAGAAGTCTAAGAAGCAACTCACAGCTATCTATATTAACATCAGAAAGAAAGGAAAGCTATGGCTATGACTCAATGGCAGATATTTCTCTTGAAGATTCGGTTAAGTATATGTTATAGAAAAGCAAGAGTGTATTACCTAAATGGAATCAAGGGAGGAGTAGACAGATGCTTAAGAAGGTATGGAGAATGGTCTGTGAGAAGATACGACAAAAGGGAATGGGAAAGATTCCTCAGGAGAATGAAATGAAGATATTCATATCTCAAAATGGTCAAGTAGTGCAAGTAGAAGATAGTGACGCTATCGATGTAATCACTAAGAGATATTCTGTCCGTATCAGAATCAGTGGAGCTAGGATAATACGCAATGCTCGTCCAAAGAAAGACCTTCCAGCCAAAGTAATCTACGACGAACACTTAAATCTCACATAATTCATACGAGGATACATTTCTGTTTACAGGATTATTCCTTGTGATATAATGAAATTAGATACACTTAACAAGAAAGGTTGAAGTATGTCTAGCTTCTATGAGAAGGTCATATTTGAATATCCTCAGCTTAAGAAATGGAAGAGTTGGAATAAAGACTCATTCTACAAAATCAGGGTAATCGAGAAGAAATGCCATGACGGTATTGTAAGAAGATTTATCGATATCAGAGAGTTTATAGTCAAAGATGAATTCTCTGCTCTCACTGAAAGTAGTGTATGTCTAAGCAAAATCAATCTAGATATTTTAATAGATACCTTAATTAAAGCAAGAAAGGAATACTTTGATGGAGCAGGGGACAGAAGTCGAAGCCAGAATCTTAGCAGTTCTCAGAAGGAAAAGAAACTATCATAAGTATCGCTCTATCTTACAACCGTCTTTCTTTCAATTAGAAACAACTAGACAAATCTTTTCTTTGGTTGATGAGTTCTTCTCGACAACGACGACTAAGAAAAAGAAGTTAACTACTGCGAACTTAAGACTGATTATACATCAGAAGATAAGAAATGTAGATTTAAGAAATGAATGCTTAGAATTTCTAAAGAAGATAAGACCTTATCCTACTAAAGACAATGAAGTAATCGATGAATCAATAAAAGACTTTGCTAAAAGACAATTTGCTAAACGAGCGGTATTAGAATGCTTAGAATTATTAGAAGGACCTAACCCCGACTTTACTTCAGTTCAAGACCATTTAGAAAAAGCAATAACTATCTCTACAAGTTTTGAGAAAGAATGCTATTCTTATTTTGACCAAGCAGAAGAAAGAACTATACTTGATGTTCAAGATAAAAGTATTCCTTCGGGTATTCCTAGATTAGATGAGATATTAGGTGGAGGTACTGGTCAGGGTGAACTAATAGTATTCTTAGCTCCACCTGAAAGAGGTAAGACTTTGGCATTAGTTAATTTTGGTACAGCAGCATTACATCTAGGATTAAGAATAGGATATATCAGTTTAGAATTAGCAGAAAGAAAGATAGCTCGTCGTTTTGATTTAAGAATAACCGGTAGGACTTATGAATTACTTAAGAAAGAACCAGATAGAATCAAGAATCCATTAGCAGCTCTAAGGAAGAACGGATGTGAATTAGTTATCAAAGACTACAGTGCTTCAGACCCAAGATTAGAAGATATTAAATCCTTTGTAGTTAATTATCAGAATAAGATGAGAAGGAAGTTCGATATGTTAATTGTAGACTATGCTGATTTGATCTCTCCAACTAAAATGCATAAGACAGAAAGATTTGGTATCAAAGAAGTATATACTAATCTTAGACGCTTTGCTAACGAACTGAAGATTCCTATAATAACAGCGTCACAAGCTAATAGAAAATCAGTAGGTAAGTTAGTAGTAACTATGGAGGATTTTGCTGAAGACTTTGCCAAAGCTGCAGTAGCTGATGTAGTAATAGCTATATGTCAGACTCCTGAAGAATTGGAAGATGATTTATGTAGATTATATGTAGCTAAAAATAGAAGAACAGGAAGACATGGTCTAGTAAGATTGACTATGCAACCTAAAGTAATGTATCTAGGTGAGATGAGAAAAGTAAGTGATGTAAACAGAAAGTCTATAGCAGACAGGATATAATATGAATCTATCACAATTAGGTGAACCGTTAAGAAAGAAAGGTAAATATCAGGTATTCTTTTCCTGCCCCTGCCATGACGATGAATCAGGTCATTTAGGTGTTCATATCAAGAAAGGAATATACCATTGCTTCAAATGTGGTACTTCAGGTAGAATTAAGAATTTAGAAATATCACTTTCAGAATTTGAGACAATTGTTCAAGAAAAGCTAAGACCAGACCAGGGAAGAACCGACCTTCTTTCTAAGGCTAGTCCCCCGTTAGAACTCCCCCGGGAGTATAAGTTGGTATCTTTACAGTCTGGTCTACCTTTCAGATATCTGAATAAGAGATTAGTAACTACTGAAGAGCTACTACAGTATCATATAGGCTATTGTAGTACTGGTATATTTCAAGAGCGTATTATAGTACCTATCTATGAACAGCATAAGCTAGTATACTTTGTAGGTAGAACATATACTGGTAGAGAGCCTAAGTATATGAATGCTCCAGTAGAGAAAGGTCACATAGTATTCAAGACTTTCAATGATAGAGTAGAAGAAGCAATAGTATGTGAAGGTATATTTGATGCTCTTAGAATAGGTAAAGTAATACCTGCTATTAGTCTATTAGGTAAAGTAGCTAGTAAGTATCAGATACAGACTATTAGACAACTAACTAATAGTGCAATAGTAATGTTAGACAGTGATGCTAATGTAGAAGCATTTAAGCTATACTCATTACTTAGAATGTATATGCCCACTAGGATACTAATGATAGATAAACACGACCCAGGTAGTATGACAATAGAACAGTTAAAGGAGGTGATATGATGAACTATCTACTAGTCATAGCTATAGTAAATGCTATCTTCTTAGCAGAAGGTAGTAATAGAACACAGTATCTATATGGTATAAAGAGTGTACCATACTATTCTAAGGCTGAAGCTAAACAGATATGTATCAATACAGTACAGAATAACTATTCTAGATGGATAGTATCTGGTCAGAAAGAAGACTATTTAATATTTCTTTCAAAAAGATATTGTCCAACTGATTCAGAGACCTGGTATAGAAATGTCAATTACTTATTAAGAAAGGAATTCAAAGATGAGAATCTACTCAAAACTATCAGAGGCAGTAAAAGAAACTGAAAGAGAATTGATTGAGATGGGCACAAGAGTTATTGTGCAATCTATGCAAGATAAAGAAGGAATCTTTGATACTATAGAATTGCAAGGTTATGGATATATCATAACAAATCATGCAGGTATTGAAGAAGACTTCATTAAGCTAGGAGGAAATGTAGAATATCTTAGACAAGAATTACAGGAAAGGGTATCACCTTTATGGTATAATCCAGGACAAGCTTGGTCTATCAGAGAAGATACCTGGAGTCAATTCTTAGAACCTAGTGGTAAGTTTGCTTATACCTATAATGAAAGATTTAGAGAACAGCTGATGCCTTTACTCAAAGAACTAAATGATAAACCTTCTACTCGTCAAGCTATCCTCTCTATGTATGACAGACATCAGGATATGAATAATTGGGGAGGGAAGAGAAGAATACCATGTTCTATGTATTATCAATTCTTACGTAGAATAAGAAATGGTATAGAAGTACTAGACATAATCTACACAATGAGGTCATGTGATATATACAATCATTACCTATATGATGTAGTTCTAGCTATGAAGTTACAAGAATATGTAGCTAATGCTCTAGGTATTGAGCCAGGACATTTCACACATTTCATAGGAAGTCTACATGCATATAAGAAAGATGCTGATAAGAAAGGGGTATTCTAATGAATCAGTTAACTAAAGAACAATTTGCTTCATTGATAGCTTTCAATTCTCTAATCAATAAGTTCAAGTTGAATAGAGATGTAAAGATAACTCTGTTACAGATAGATGAATGGTATCAACTAGGTATAACTCAGTATGAAGCTATCAATAGTACAGTAGCAGTAGGAGAAGTACCTAAGAGACTATCTAGAGATGAATACTTTATCAGGATAGCTCAAGTAGTAGCTGAAAGAAGTACATGTAGTAGAGCTAAAGTAGGAGCAGTATTAGTTGACCCTAGGACTAATAGAATAGTAGCTACTGGTTATAATGGGTCTATCAAAGGTAGTCCTCACTGTATAGATGTAGGTTGTATGATGGTAGAAGACCATTGCAGAAGAACAATACATGCTGAGATGAATGCAGTATTGCACTTAGAACATAACTATGATATACTATACTTGTATTCTACTCATGAGCCATGTGCTGAATGCTTCAAAGCATTGAAGACAGCTAATGTAGTAAAGATGACTTATATCAATAGGTATAAAGATGATGTTAGAGATTTGATTAGAAAGGAACTAGAGGATGAATCTAGAAAGACTAAGAAAACCTGATTGTAAAGAATGTGAACTTCATTCTACTGCACAAGCGGTATGTCTGATAGGTGATGGACCGGTACCTTGTGACATAATGATTGTAGGTGAAGCTCCTTCATTCAGGAAAGAAGATATCTATAAACCTTTTGCTGGTAAAGCAGGAAAGGTATTAGATGTAATCTTAGGTGAATTAGGATTAGACAGAAGTAAAGTGTATATGACTAATGTAGTTCATTGTAGACCACCTGAGAATAGAACTCCTAAGATGGAAGAGATAAGAAAATGTAGAGAATATCTCTTGAAAGAAATCAAGTATGTAAAACCTAAAGTAATCTTTGCTATGGGTAACATAGCTATCAAGGGATTGTTTGATTCTAATCTATTATCAATCTCTAAAGAAAGAGGGAAGATACTTGACTTCAATGGTATTAAAGTGATACCTACTTATCATCCTGCAGCTACATTATACCAGAAGTATTATGCGAACATCCTATATGAGGACTTGAGAGTAGGTCTAGAAAGAATAAAAGGAAAGGATTTAGAACAGAAAGACAGAGGAGATTATAAGCTAGTAACTAAATCTATGAGAGATGATGTTTATAATATCTTATATGATAGTCCTAAATTAGCAGTAGACTTAGAAACTACAGGACTAGACTTCATGGATAAAAAGTTAGAGATAGTAACAGTGAATATGTCAATAAAACCTTATGAATCTTTTGTCTGGGATATAGCTGATTATGAATATATAAAAGATATCATTCTACATAAGAAATTACTCATCAATCACGTTATCAAATTTGACTTAGAATGGCTTCATAGATATAAGATTAGACCTAAGTGTAGGATATTTGATACTATGGTAGCTAAACATATACTTGATGAGAACTATCCAGATAAAGAACTTAAGCATTTAGCTAGAGTAGAATTAGGTATGTTTGATTTAAGTGAAGCTAATAATATAATGGTCAAGCATAGAAAAGAAAACACTAGACCTACTATGGAAGAATATGTAAGGTATGGAGGTGGAGATACTGATGCAGTCATGCGATTATACTATAGGTATAAGAAACAACTTAAAGAAGAAGGTCTGTATGATTTATTCAAGACTGAAATGAAAGTTCTCAGAACATTGACCAACATGGAAACATGGGGATTCAAGATAGATTTAGATGTTCACAAAAGACTATGTAAAGAATACAAGAGAGATATAGAATCTAGTGAGCATATAATCAAAAGAATGGTAGGTGATATAAATCTTAATAGTCCAAAACAATTAGCTGTACTATTATATAGTAAGATGAATTTACCTATATTAAAGACAACTGAATCTGGAGCACCTAGCTGTGATGAAGCTACTGTAAAAGAATTAGTATATCAAGCTAAGAAAGAAGAACAGAAAGAATTTCTAGAAGCTTTATTGAATTATAGAAAGTTAAATAAGCTATACAATACTTATCTTATAGGATTAACTAATAACAATCTTCTTAAATCAGATGGAAGAATACATTGTGACTTTAAGATATGTGGTACAAAGACAGGTAGGTTATCTTGTTCAGATCCTAATCTTGAGAATATACCTAGAGATGGAGACATTAAGAAGATGTTCATCTCTTCATTTGATAAAGGTCAATTGATACAAGTAGATTATTCTCAAATGGAATTAAGGATACTATCTCACTATGCTAATGATAAGAATCTAATTAGAGCATTCAAAGAAGGTAGAGATATACATAAGGAGACTACTGCTAAATGTCTTCATAAACCTTATGATGAAGTAACTGAAGAAGAAAGGAAGGTGATAGGTAAGAGAGTTAATTTTGGAATAGTCTACATGATAGGAGCACAAGGATTATCAGAAAGAATAGGTTGTAGTGTATCTCAAGCTAAGATGTATATACTCAATTGGTTCGAAGAGTTCCATAAAGTAAAGGAGTGGATGAATGAAAGACGTGAAGAGATTATTGAAACCGGGAAGAGTATATCTTTTAATGGACGTATCCGACGACTATATGGTGCGAATACTGAAACAGGAGAAGGGAGGGAAGCTATTAGACAAGGAGTTAATAGTCCTATCCAGGGAGGAGCAGGCGATATTACTAAATACAATATGTTCCGCTTGGATAAAAGACTTCGTAAAGATGCTAAGGAAGCACATGTCGTAAATAATGTTCATGATGCTGTAGTAGTTGATTGCCCAAGAGAGGAGGTAAAAGAAGTAATAGCTATTATCAAAGAGTTATTTGTTCAACCCCCAGTACCTCTGTTAGTAGACCTAGACTTTGAAATAAAGGTAGGTCCTAACTGGAAAGAGATGAAGGAGATTTAATATGGCTAAAGAAAGTAAAGTAGAGATGACAGGTTATTGTGTAAAATGCAAAAAGAAACAGAAGATGGAGAACTGGCATGAAGACAAGCTGGCTAATAAGATGATGGCAGCTAAAGGTCAATGTATCAAGTGTGGCACAAAGATGTGCAAGATACTCGGTAAAGCAAAATAAAGGAGGATGTAAATGAGTAAGCATGATAAAGAGAAGAAGAAATACTATCAAGCTGATAATGAAGCTATCATGAAGAAGCTTGATGAGTTAGGTTCTGGTACTTTCTTCAAGGCTAAAGAAGGAAAGAATCAGGTTAGGATTCTACCTCCCTGGTCAAAGAAGGGAGTATGGTTCAAAGAGGCTACTCTGCATTATGGAGTAGCTGACAAGAAGGCATATCCTTGCTTGAAGATGTTCGGTAAGGAATGTCCTATCTGTAATAAAGCTGAAGAGTTACAAGAGGGAAGTGATGAGGATAGGAAGATTGCTGGAAGGCTGAAGCCCAAGACTAAGTATTATGTCAATATCGTAGACCGTAAAAGTGGTAAGGTTAAGATATGGGGCTTCTCAGCTAAGATACTTGGTACTCTCTTGAGTTATGTAGGAGACCCAGATTATGGTGATATCACAGACCCTGAGGAAGGGTATGATGTAGTGATAGACCGTACTGGTTCAGGCATGACTGATACTAAGTATGAAGTAAGATGTAGACCTAAACCTTCTGAGATTGATTCTGAAAACTGGGAGAATGAAATGCACAACCTGGATACAGAAGTAATCGATGAAGTAAATGAAAGTGAAATAGAGTCAGTAGTAGAAGAGAAATTTGGTGAGACTCTTCCTAAGAAATCTAAGAAGTCTAAAGTCGATGAAGACGAAGAAGATGACGAGGATGATGAAGAGGAAGAGGATAAACCTAGGAAAAAGGGAAAGAAACACAAGAAAGACGAAGACGATGATAAGGAGGATGATGATGATGACGAAGATGATGAGGACAAAGATTAAGTCTGATTCATCTAGGTATATACCTGATAGTGAGGTCCTGTATCTGAGGACCTCACTACTCAAGGCTTACCTTAGATGTCCAGCTCAATGCTTCTTTAGGTATTTCAAAGGTCTTGTAATTCTACCCAGAAGTTATTTAATGATGGGTTCATGTTTTCACAAGACAGTTGAACATCACTATAAATACAAGAAGCAGAAGGGGAAGAATGAAAAGCTTTCTACTCTTCAAGATATATTCCACGAAGAGTTCAAAGCAAGTAGACCTAGGACTCAATGGTTAAAGTCTGAGAAGCCTGATGACTTTGATACTGAGGGTACTAAGTTAATTGTACCTACTTATTACAAAGAAAGAGCAGTTAAGCTTGAGCCTAAATATGTAGAGGAAGGATTCAAGTTATTCATACCAGAGGTTAATGCTTATGTTACTGGTACTCTAGACTTGATACTCACTGATGATTCTATCAGGGACCATAAGACTAGAAGCAGAAGACCTAACTGGATGGATGCTATGAAATCTTTCCAAGGATTAAGTTATACTGCAGGTCATGTAGAGAAGTTCGGAGAATTCCCTAAAGACTTTAAGCTTGATTATATTCTCAGAGGTAAACATTCAACTGAGATAGAATTAAGTAAGCCAGTGAAACATACTAAGTCCGATATTGAAGGATTTAAGATATTGGTAGCCAGAGTAGTAAGGTCAATGAGAAGAGGAGAGTTCTATCCTCATTGTGAAGGTAACTTCTTATGCTCTCCGAACATGTGTGGATTCTGGTATATCTGTCAGAAGAAAGGACAATGGAAAGACTTAGGAGTATTCACTCAAGTATTTGGAAAGAACTCAGGTGAAGAAGAAAAGGGAGAAGAATAATATGAATATAAAAGACATCGAGAAAGTAGAGGTGACAGGTGATAAACTCGAAGCAATCTTTAGAAAGCAACGGGAGCTTGAAGAGAGGTATAATAGCATCGAGCGTTCTAATGGTGCTCTTGTGGTACCTACTCCCATTGACTATAATACTTTTCTTGGTCAAGAGCGTATCAGACTACTTATTTACAGAGTGGCTGAAGAACTCTTTGAAGCGGGTAATTGTTTACGAAATAAAGCCTGGAAGCAATCTCAAGTTCCGATGGATATGGACCACTTTCTTGAAGAACTTAGCGATTCAGTCCATTTTCTTATTCAACTATATATCGAGCTTGGTCTGGGTCCCGATGAATTTGCTTCTCTCTACTTCAGAAAAGCTAGGGTTAATACCTTCAGACAAGATACAAAATACTGAGGAGGATGAGCAATGCGTAAATCAGAATCCATTCTTAAATTGGAAGAAATGGGATTGAATACTCTTGATTATTTTATCACTAAAGATAAAAGAGAGGTAATCCATTATCTAGGTAAACATGCTAATGATGATGTATCAATGAGAACAGAAAGAGGTGATGAGTTCAAATGTCCTTTCTATTACATGTTCACTGGAGAGACATTATTGAATGATGCATTACGTCATCTCTCTGAAGGTTATATTTTAATCTTCTCTCCTTCTCTTGATACAAAAGGTTGTATAGCATTCGGTACAGTAGGATTAGGTGAAAGTGCAGCTGATGTCATGGAATTTGTTTTAGGTCCAGGTAAAGTAAGAGACTTAGATTCTCATCCATCAGCTAAATCAATCTTTATACCTAAAGGAGCATTACAAGCTGTTACTTATAAAGACTTCCCAGACCATGCGGCTATACTGAATACTATCTATAGGACGGCTAAACTTAATGCCTATGATGAAATACCATGTGTTCTAGAATGGTCATGGTATAAACATGGAGTAGGAAGAAAGAGTACCCAGGATGTCTGGTGGGAGCTGCGACCCTATGCGTAAGAAGGACCCCCGAACAGAAGAGACTAAGAGGTTAATTAGAAAGTTAAGGAAACATCCAAGATACCTGAGTTGGAAGAGACATGTGTTAGCTAAAGATGGATGGACAGAAGAAGATAAAAAGATACAAGTCCATCATAAGAAAGAACTATCTTCATTGCTTTGGGAATATGATATAAGGACTGTAGATGAAGCATTAGAATGTGATGCTTTATGGAAAGTAAGTTTGGGAATAACTCTTAGTCGAGGAGAACACTTTATCATGACTAAGCTGAGAAGATATAAGTATTTGACCAATGGATTTATCAGACTTTTAGAAGATTGGTTAGATGAATGTAAACAGAGGCCGAGAAAGAGGTCCCTTAATATCTAGTGTAAAAGGACCTAGAGGCCAAATAACCATATATAAAGTCCTTCAAAAAGGACCTATTATAGGTGGATATCTAAAGTGATTTAATTAGTATAGGGAGGGAAGAAATGAACTATATCTGGATGTTGCCTATCAAGATAGTAATGACAATCGTAGTCGGTGCTATTTACGCCGGACTGAGTTGTCTTTTCGGCTGGATAATTATGGCCATTTGGCATTGAAGCAGAGGAGATGTATGAGCAGAACAAAACGCAAACCTCATGGAACAAAAGGATTGATGAGAAAAAAAAGGAATCAACGCAATAGTATGATTTTGAAAGACAGATATAAAAAAGAAATCAACCTGATAAAGGGAGGTGGGGATGAAGATGACAAAAGAAATCCATTTATTAAATATTGGTAAG